CGGAGTCGGGTGCTTCCCGTCCTAAACCATTGCTAGAGTTATCTCAGATCAGGTCTGATGGTCCATCCTGATCATAGTGTATGCGTCCATACACGCTACCCCTAGCAGGGGAGATTAAATAAGTCTCCGAAAAGACTTATTTTGTTATAACAATGAGAAAGAACCGAAACTTTATTTATACACTATACTATACTTTTTAGAGAAAGTCAAGTGTTTTTTAAATTATTTTTTTATACCATTTCCTCAACAATCCCTAGAACTTCTGCACCAATTAAAAGCAGACCTGCTCCAACTACATTGCCTTGTATTAGAAACACCCCAGCTGCAATGCGCAAGATGCTTTTAGCTAGCGAGACATAAAAATGCCCGCGACTCGTATCTTTAGGTTGAATATTCATTATACGTCCTCCGACAACCACTTTGCAATCGAACCATATTTCAGGTTCAGTTCGTTCTCTAGAATCTCTAGACCGTAGAAATCAAACTCTTTTGCACTGATGCCTTCTGCTTCAGCGATAATTTCGATAGCACGTTCGCGAGTGGAACCTGCGACAAGATACATCGTTGCTGCAACACGAGCAGTAAACTTTAGGAATGCCTTCTCTTGGCGATCCTGTTCGTAAGCGATCTGCTTGTCGAGTTTCAGCGAGAGATACTCAAAGTCTGCGTCGAATGCTTCGACCGACTCAAACGTAGGATTATATGGACGGCATCCATAAACTTCCTTGTAGAGATCGGAGTAGATGCAAGCATCTTTCGAACCAGTGGCAGCATCAATATCACGAAGTGTCAACATAATCAAAACCTTTCAAACTATAATACCACTATACCTCGAAAGTTAGAAAATGTCAAGCCCTAATTTTATTTTTTTTAAAAAATTAATCTCGCGGACGATATGGGTCATATTTCATACCCCACAACCAACCTCCTGGCAATATGAAAGTCAGAGGGTCAACAAGGTGGCATTTACCGTTCGGTTCAACACACCACTTGCGACGTCTCATACTTGCCTTTATTGCCATGAGTCGACGAGTTTCCCAAGTATGCCTTCTAGCATACATCGGATTGCCATCCCTGCGCCTAGTTCCCCGCATGGTTCGACTTATCGATGCTTTATGTTCTGGCGTCAAACCACCCCAACAGGGATTCCTTTCACCAGTCATTGCTTCTGAAATCTTTTTACGAGTTTCGGGACTATGCCCTGCAGATTTCTTTCTGGTAACTTTATCAACAATCGTCAAACCTTTTCCGAGAATTTCTGCTTTATCTCGGAGTATTTCTATCTTACCATTTTGTAGTAAGAGTTCTCTTGGTTTGGGAACCTTGTTTGGATCATTGACAATCCACAGTTCTTTCTTATGTCGAAATAGAAAGAACCTCATTCACCGTTCCTTTATCCAGTAGTGTCAGATTATGTTCGCGGTCGATATATGTAAATTCAACATGATGCGGTTCAAAATCCTCAAGAGCAGAGAATACATCAGCAGTATTAAGAGCGCTGCAAGTATACACATCCAGTTGCATGAGAGCAGGGGAAACCTCATCCCAAACATGCATAGCAATATGTGATGTTTCGATAATAGTAACTGCAGTCAAACCACGGTTACCCACCATGTCACTGTAAACAGCATATGGACCCATTAGTATCTTCATACCAATTTTGTCAACCAGAGTCTTCATCCAATCTTGGATTGCCTCTGCACATTGTGGCGGATTGTTCAGTTCTGCTCGCACAATGAGATGCTTGTGCTCTAAAATTGCTCCCATCGAATTCCCTTACTTCTCTTATGGAGATATTATTTATATGGGTTCCACCATATAGTGTCTATAAACTCCTGCCCGAATCGAGAGACTGCGAAGTCATAGTTCTCGCGCAGATATGGATAACTGTCATATAGTTGACGTTTTTCAGCATCACTAAATTCTGGATGTGCACCAAAACTCCAAACCTTACGAGAAAAATTTATTTTATCGGGGGATGACCATATTTTATCAATAATTTCTTTACCGAATCGAGAAACTGCATGATCATAATTTTCCTGCTTAAACGGATATAATGTTAGCAATTCTGCAATTTGACTCTCGCTTAGTTGCAAACTCAAACCTATGTTGGTAGGTTCTACAGTACCAGCATAAGGTAGTCCTAGATACGAGAAAAATTTAGTAATAGATTCATTCGTGAACAGTGTTTCATAGAAATTAAAATGAATTTTCCCGAACACTTCAGTAACATTCTCTACTGTATCTCTCCAAGAGAGAAAACTTTCCTCGAAGTCAGGTTTCCCTGCCTCTAGTATGTCTGCCACTGAATTTGGAGTTTCACCTGGAGTATTGTTTATCAATTGATTAATATACCAAGATTTAAGTTCATCCGTAGAATTGACATTAGTTTCTGTGAGTCTTTTTATTGTCATCTTCATTATTGTATGCGATATGACTTGTGAGAGCGGATCTCTTAATGTAATAGTGGGTAGAACGTTAAATCCAAAATTATCCGCATTGTCTTTAAACCAGCGAAGTTGTTCTTTTGTGGCATGTGCGTTCGTCGGCGTGAGGTCACCAGTTAATACAACCTGCTCGTCGCTTGCCAATTGTGCCATGTTCTCGAAGTATTTTGTTTTATCAAAACCCTCTGGACCTGATACTAGATTGTAATCTTGGAAGATAAAAATCTCTTTTTGCGTCGGAAAATTGCAGTCAGTTCTTCTGCTTAACTCCCCATGCAACCACGTGCTGCCTGCTCTCGCGTTTCCGAAATATAGAAGAAAGTTTTTCATAACTAACTTTTATACTGTCAAGGATTTTTTTGGCGTCTTCTTCTTCTTAACCTCAGGCGCTTTCCATCCCGTCAAGAAACTCTCAAGAACTTCGGCGAGGCGAGGATATGCTTCGAGCAAAGTTTGGTCTTTGATATGATCAAGCAGTTTCGCTTCTTTAATCTGCACACCCTGACATGTCTGCATCCAGATTTCTTCTCTGCGGAACTGCGGAACTTTCTTAGCAGTGCCTTCTGGCAACAGAGTTAAAATGCGACGGAACTCTTGTGTGATGGTTGTATCTGCCATGTTGGACGGCACACCCTCATCCTTAAATGGAGTTGGACCCTCGGGAAGATTGTATGGACCTTGTTCATATCCAACACCCCATGCAACAAATCGCATTAGAACAGAATTGCCGAGAGAGATTGCCCGCACACGTTCGCGCAATTCGTCAGTTGTTTCTGCCTCACATGCCCAATCAAGTGCCTCATCTATTTGCTTAAATTTCTTTGGTGGTAGTCTTTGTGCCATTTCAAATCTTTCTTTTAAAATTCATCAACGAGTTCAATCATCTGCTTCATACGATTGGCGATAAAATAGTTCAACAGACCTGAGCGATCTCCGCCCAGTTGTTTCTCATAACTATCTATAATCGCTACTTTGATGTCTTCAGGAATGCGCGACAGGTCAACCAGTTCACGGTTGCGCTGGAAATTGCGCCACATTTCATCATTGGTGATGAAGTCTTCAGGTTTCTGATACTTCCACACTGCAAGTGCTTCCTTACGAATAGGACGCTGACGTTGACCATTGATGAATGTATCATCATCAGACATGATATTTGGAACACCGTCACCCTTATCGCCCATGATAATATGTTCCATGAGAACTGCTTGTGGAGATTCCTTCAACTTACAGAACTTCTTCTGAACAGGAGCATACTGCTTAACATTGTCCCACTTCTGCAGTTGCTGGAAGTCATGGTCACCAGAAAGAATAAGGAAAGGTTCAGCACTGGGGATAAGACCATCAGTGTTCATGGTTTGACTATACTCGGCGAGCACTGCGATAACATCATCTGCCTCTGCGCCATCAACGTCGATTACAGGATAAGGGAAGTGATCTTGTAACTCACTACGAATTTGGTGCAGTGCTTCGAAGATAGCAGACCAGTCAAACCCTGACTCCTGCCGTGCTTTCTTACGATTCGCCTTATAGTTAGGAAAATACTGACGACGCCAGTAGTGACGGTTGTCACAAGCAATCACAATGTTGCCGAACTCAGCACCAAACTTCCGCTTATATGAACGAATGGCATTAATGATCATGTGCCGAATCAGTGGAAGATTGACTTCCACATCACGACGACCACCTAGTTCTGCCATCATACTGCTGATAGCAGTCTGGTTAAAATCAACAACAATCATTCTATATCTTCTTTCGTAACAGTTAATGCTTCACGAACATCATTCAGCATGTTAATCTCAGGGCATTCAACTCCTGCCTGACGCATGTATAAACCAGTAATCATAACAGCGATAACAGCAGCGTCGGAATGAAAGTTCTCATCGCGTAGACCAATCTTCTTTTCCGTCGCCATAAGAATACCACGCAGACAGGCCTGCGCGAATGCCTCGGCATCCTGGTATGCCGCATATTCTGTAGCGCCTTGGAGGAAATAACTTAGAGATTCTTTGTCAATATCTTTAATTACATTCGTCTTCAGGTAGGTAACATTATCGCTATTATCGTTCATTAAAACACTTTCAAAATTAATGTAGTTGGAGTCAGTCGCGCACGAGCAGGTCCACTTTTACTTTTAACCGCTGAGTACCATTTTGTCAAGTCATTTTTCTTCAATTCAGAAAATTCTTTTACTTGGGTCTCTGGTTTACGAAGCAGTCGTGAGTTGGAGAAATTCTCATCAAATCCTACAAGACTTGCACCCTTAACAGTGATGCTTCCGCTGACTGGACTGAAGTACTTGGAGATCTTTCGCGTCTTGGTGTCAAAGGTCCACACTTCACTGCAGTTTAGTAGGTTGATAGGTTCGACACTGGTAATACCAAGTGCGGTATCTTCCTTGAGATACTTTAGATTCTGAACCAACTTGGACTTATCCTTTGGTTTCTTCTTACGAACCTTAGCAACCTGCTTGCTGACATATGACTTCTTAAGGTCGCTGATATATGACTCGAGCAGTTTAACAATATCTTTGACAGACTTCATGCTCGTCAGATGCGAATAACTCTCAAGCAACTGTTCCTGTGAATCATTCAGTTGAGTCTTGGGCAGTCGACGAACTTCTACCAGTTCAGCAAATTCAGCAAGGATAGGTTCGATCTTTTGCACACAGTCAAGATAGTTCTTATCTGACAAACGATAGGGCATTAGAATCTGGGCAATGTTACGAGTATCCTCGCCATTGATCAGTTTCTCAATCTCATCGTCAACATCAGATACGATGAACGCAGATGCGACCAGTGGTTTCTTGACTACCTTGACAACAGGTTCAGGTGCAGTTGTGTCATCTTCAATCAGAACAGTTTTCTTACTGATTCGTTCTTCAACCTTTTCCCAGATACGTGCTTTATGCTCGTCATTGAGAGGGAATCCACGCATAGCGATACGTGCACTGTTAGCATATGTCCGAGGGAGCATCTTGTCAGACAACTGACTGATTGCTTTGAGTTTGGTAGCATCACCCTTGAACCAGTCAACGAGAAACGCACGACAATCTTTCTGGTCAACGACGAAGTTATACCAATTCAATGCCTTGCCAAATTCTGACTGGTAATCTGCGGGTTCATAATCTGCAACCCAGATTGGTTCTGCACCCAAAACCTTAGAATCTGCAACAGGAACTTTCAGTTTATACATAGATTCACCTTTCTTCATAATATATCCACTATACTATAATTTGCTGGAAAAGTCAAGCCCTAAAATTTAACAGAGGTGATGCGGTCGTAACGAAATGCTCGCCACTCATTCTTATCCAGATCCCAAACTGCGAGGGTTTCACCACTAGGTGGTTTTGTCTTTGTTCCCTTTTCGCTGTATGGAGGAATGACGCCTTCTTTTAGAGTGCAACGCATCACACGTTCTTCTCCGTTCAGTTTCGTAAAACCAACAATCGCTTCGCCCTGAGCAAGAACTGTCTTCAGACCGTCGCGCCACTCTTGATTCATAATATCCATCACATTTTCCTTATATTGTTTTCATCAATAACTATTTTACCATCCCTCCAAGATTTCCTAGGAGGATCTGGCGCTGGAATGTCATGCGTTGAAACAGGTTTATTCTCATGTTTCTCGAAAGCAAAGAAGTCTGGTGCTTCAACAACAGGTTTCTTCTTGGGTTTCTTAGCAGTTGGAACAACTTTCTTAGGTTTAACCTCATCAACGACGACATAGTCTACTATACCTGATTCTTCTTTCTTTGTCAAGCTTAAAAGTGTCATGTTGGCAGCAATAATTAATAAAATTGCCAGAGGGTCGAACACGAAGATAAGCATGATGATCATCAGACGCACTGCTTTATCTACGGTAGCAGTATCACCACTACCATAGAACAGTTCTGCGATATATTTTATCGGACCTACTTCTGCTTCGAGTTTGAGATTTTCTGTTTTGAGCGGTATGAGATCAGTCTCAATAGTCTCAATGTCTGCACTCGCACTCTTAATTTCAGCATCAAGGGACGCACGTTCCCTTTTCTGTCTGTTTCTAATAAAATTAGCATCCAGCACATCTTCTGCAGTAGTGAGTCTGTCCAGAGTATCCAACGATGTTTGCGCATTCTTCAGTCTCCTTTCTGCAGATGCCTTCTTATTCTCGAGTTGTTCTATTTTAAATACTGCTGAACCACCAACAGTAGTGTGTTCAATGTGCGATCGACTGAGATATCCGAACACACCCATACTGGTAATAAATGACAACACACAAACTGCAATGGTGAAGTATGTCTTCAACAGTTTGTTGGCACTTTTCCAGTTGCGATATACCCAACTGGCGGTAATGAGTTTGGCGACTTCAAGCACACCGCCCATTACTGCAACAGCAATTGGTGATGCTGGGAAAATTGCCATTAACCCAAGTATTGAAAAATATCCAGCGACACCAGTAATCGCAAGTGCAGTTAGCATCAAGAGTGCTGCGAAAAACATCCAGGTCTCCAATCAGGTAATTTTAGATCTTTCAAGTGATCAAGTCTCAGACGCACATTCCACATTTGATTTATGCAGTTATCGTCGAGTCTGTGTTCCCATTGCAGCATGTGTTCAACTGCTTTGGCATGCGATTTGCTGTCATATTCTGCGACAACTTCTTTACGCATCTCACCTTCATAGTTAGTCACATATGAGGAACTTCCGAAGTATGTTTCGAAAAGTTTCTCTGTCTTACATGAATACCCAATATAAAATTTGCCGTCGTCGAAGTAAGTGCAATATACTCTATGCACCTTCTTCGGCAACGGCTTACGTTTTTTCTTAACTGTCATAATCTACTCCGTAAGTAGACTATTTATTCGTCCTCGTCCCAATCGCCCCAGGAGACATCTTCTTCGTCTTCAGTAACTTTTGTTCCGCAGAAGGGACAATGTTTTACTTTGTAATATTCATCGTCCAAGTCATGATCGACTGTAAAAACTGCATCGCAAGAAAAACATTCTAATTCATCCATTAGATTTCTTCCGTAACTACATCAATGGTGATGTTATTATCTTCGCAATATTGAGTTGCAGCAGAAGCGACATTTGTCTGAACCACCGTCGCCCACTCTTGATAAATTTCATCATCAGAAAATGTGATAGCAATGACATTTTTAAGACCTTGCCCTTCTATAGATCCAACTTGTTGGATTTTATCACTATTTTCTGTCAGAAAATCTATATCTGCAGTTGATCTCGATTCAGATAGTGCTTGCCAGAACCATGGTGTATTTAAATCTTGTCTAGTATATGTGATTGTTACTTTCTTCGCCATGATAGTTTCCTTCTAGTTTGAATTTATGCTGCCACACCCCAGACGTCATCCCACTTCCCTGAGAGCGCACCCTTAGCATAGTCGGTAGCACGATTCTCGAAGAAGTTCGTATGAGTCGGAGCATTGATCATTTCCTCAACCCATGGCAGAGGATTTTTCTTAACCTTGAAGATACCCTTGAGACCAAGACTAATCAGTCGACGGTCGCAGATATAGCGGATATACTTCTTAACATCATCTTCAGTAAGATCTTCCATTTCACCCATTGAGAATGACAGTTCGATAAACTTGTCTTCAAGTTCAACCATCTTTTCTGCGATAGTATAAATCTGTGATTTTAAATCGTCATTCCACAATTCACGATTTTCTTCAACATATGAACGGAACAGTTTAATCATACCTTCAGCATGTTGAGTTTCATCAACAATCGACCAAGTAACGATCTGCCCCATTCCCTTCATCTTTCCGTGACGAGGGAAGTTGAGGAGCATGATGAAGGATGAGAACAGTTGCATACC